TTGGTATAGAAATTGTAGCACCAGGTAGTGAATACATGTGGTCTTCAGGTACTTCATCAGGAGATGGATTTTTTAGAATTTATCTTCATAATGGTACATCATATTCAGACCCTGTTGAATTTGCACATAATGGCGATACATTTAATGGTTGGAGTTTTACTGATAGTGACAGAAAGGCAATAGTAAGTGCTAATAGTAAAAAATATAAAAATTCAACTAGTGGCGAAGATATTCTGTTTGGTGCAGCTGACGATCTACATGGACTATCATGGGATGTAAATGATCAAGCTGATTGGGGAATAGCATATACAGCTGGTCATGAAGATGGATCAACTGTAGTTATAGGAATACAGAGAGGTATAGGAATGAGAGTTACATATGAAGCTGGAGGTGCAACATCAAAAACTGTCATTGGTATAGAAGCTCCTGGCCAAGTATTAGATTTAACTTCAATATCATCAATAATCGGAGTTTCATAAAGATTTATATCATCTCTAGATATTTATATAAAAGAGGATACACGATATGGCAAAAAATATTCCAATTTGGGCAGGGTCATCATCATTCTTTCCAGGAGATACTCCATTTGGATTATATGATAATGATACTTCTTTTCAAAAAGATACAGAAAAAATTGCAGATTGGTGTGCTAAACGATTAGGATATCCATTAACAGATATAGAACTACAACCTGTTAATTTTTTTGCATGTTTTGAAGAAGCAGTATCAGAATATGGGGCTCAAGTAAATACATACAATATTCGAGATAACATGTTGAACTTATATGGTTCAGCAACTGGTTCAAATTTGTCCGGTCAAAAAGTTTCTCCAAACTTTGGCGGACTTATTGAATTGGCAGAAGAGTATGGAACAGAAGCTGGTAGTGGAGGAAATGTAACTTATTATACAGGATCTTTAACAGTAACATCAAGTCAGCAAGTATATGATTTAACAGATTCGTCTGTAGTATCATTAGAGTCAGGTACGCCTGGTACAGATCCAATTGAAATAAAAAGAATTTTTCATGAAGCGCCTCCAGCTATAGTAAAATATTTTGACCCATTTGTAGGAACTGGATTAGGTTCACAACAAATGTTAGAAACCTTTGGATGGGGTAATTATAGTCCTGGAGTATCATTTATGATGATGCCTATATATGCAGACATGTTAAGATTACAGGCAATTGAATTTAATGACCAAATAAGAAAGTCTGCATATACATTTAGTTTAGTAAATAACCGATTAAAATTATTTCCTATACCTAATGGATCAAATTATACCAAAGTATATTTTCAATACATACTTAAATCAGATCGGTCAAATGCATTAAAAGGTGCTACGGGAAGAGTATCAGACTTTTCAAATGTTCCATATGAGAATGTAACATATAAAAATATTAATGCAGTTGGGAAGCAATGGGTTAGAAGATATACTTTAGCATTAGCAAAAGAAATGTTAGGATATATTCGTGGTAAATATGCTGCGATACCAATACCTAACGCAGATGTTACATTAAACGCATCAGACCTTATATCAGCCGCTGGGACTGAAAAGGAAGGGCTTATAACAGAACTTAAAGAAATACTTGATACTATGTCCAGGCAAGCACAATTGGAAAGAAAACAGGCTGAAGCAGATGCAATGCAACAGCAAATGAATAAAATACCACTTAAAATTTATATAGGGTAATTATGGCACTATTTGGTTCAGCAAGAGATGCAAGTTTAATACGTCATATTAATAGAGAATTAATTAATGACGTCATTGATACTGAAATAGCATTCTACAAATTGTCATTAGAAGATACTAAATCTAATATGTATGATGAATCGGATAGTAAAGTATATTACCAACCTATGCGAATAAATTGTATTATTGAAAAATCAGAAAAATCTTATATAGGAGATGATACAGGATATGATTCAACAAGAGAAGGATTTTTTAATTTTCTTCGTGATGATTTAAAGGATAAAAATATTCATATTGAAGAAGGAGATGTGATTGAGTATGATAATGAATTTTACGAAATAGATGGAGTAGGCGCATCTCAATATTTTACTGGAAGAAATCCAAGTCATGATATAGGCTTTACAGAAGGCGATAGAGGCGAGTTTGGTTTGTCTATAGCAGTTCGAGTAACAGCACATGTAACAAGAAGAAATAGATTAAATATTCAAGAAGTAAGATCGGGAATAAACAAAGGTAATATTATACCAAGGAACTTGTAATGGCAAAAAATGAACTAAATAAAACATATTCATCATTTTCACGAAATGCAGAAACAAATCGTGCAAATGAAACTCGACGTGATACTGATATAATAAAGACACCTAAAATAACTATTGAAGATGTTGATTTTGCTATTATATCATATATTCGTGATGTGATAAAACCTTATGTAGTTGAAAATGGACAAGTTATTGATGTTCCTGTAATGTATGCAAATGGAGAAAAATGGGCACAAGTACAAGCTAAAGGATTTATGCGTGATCGTAAAGGTAAAATAATGACACCAGTTATAAGTATTAGACGAAATTCAATAACAGAAAGAGATACTTTAAAATCTATCGGTGTTAATAATAATCCTTCTGGCAATGATTTTGTGTTTAGAAATCAACATACCAAAGAAAATAGATATGGAAAATTTAGCGTACTTCAAGGAGTAAAAAAAGCAACCGAATATTATGTTGCTCCAATACCAGAATTTATTGATGTTGCATATGAATTTTTATTATGGACAGAATATACAGAACAATTAAATACATTAATAGAACAAATTATACCTACCAATGGATTTGCATACGGAACAACATATAAATTTCCGACATATTTACAAGATGTATCATTTGAAACTACAAATGCCACCGGTGAAGATAGAGTAGTAAGAGCAACAATTCCAGCCACTGTTAAAGGTACATTATTAATGCCATTTGAATTACGAAAATCAAATTTTGAACAGAGACAGACGGCTTCAATATAACAGATGATCCACCGGGTGGTTATTAATTATATTAGCATATTTATATAAAAATAAAGGAGAACAAGTTATGTCTGAAAACAAAAAATTTACACAAAATGAGTTGGATAAAATTGTTGAATTAAAAAAAGAAAATGGCGAAAGAATAACAGAATTTGGCCAAATTGAATTGGAAATTTTATTAACAACACAAAGATTAGAATCATTGCAAGAAGCAAAAATAAACGCTCAAAAAGAGTATGTTTCTTTGCAAGATCAAGAACAAAATTTAGTAAAAGAACTAAACGAAAAATATGGAGCAGGAACAGTTGATTTACAGAGTGGAGAGTTTATTCCAGCAAATTGATTGTTTGACAAAAAGCTCTAATATTTATAAGAAATGATAAAGTAAAAGAGGAGCATCAACATGGCCGAAAAAATTGTATCACCCGGTGTATTTACGAAAGAAGTAGATCAGTCGTTTTTACCAGCCGGAGTTCAAGCAATTGGAGCTGCAATAATTGGACCAACAGCAAAAGGTCCAGCAGGAATTCCAACTATAATTTCTAGTTATTCAGAATTTACTCAAATATTTGGGGGGAAATTTTCTTCCGGTTCTGGAGCATTTGAAAGTTCGTATAAATATTTAACTAATTATGCTGCACAAGAATATTTAAAATATGCAGATACATTAACAGTAGTAAGAATAGCTCCTGGAGCAGCACCGGCAACATCAGCCGTTACTAATGCAACAGCATCTGGATTTTCGTATGCATCTGGTAGTCCATTACCAATTGGAAATGGAGTAGTAGGTCAAAGATTTAGATTGACATCGCCATCTGGTACTGCAACAACATTTGTAGCTGCAGTAGATGGTACAGGTGATTCGGGTGATGGATCAATTAAGTTTTTTGCAAAAGGTGCTTCGACTACCGCTTTTGCTGCTAACTTAGCAACAGAAATAAATGCTGCAGGATTAGGCGTGACAGCTGATACAGTTGCCGCTGAATTAAGAGTATCAGCTTCTAATTTAGGAACTGGAGGAAATGGATTTATTTTAGCAACTGCATCTGCAGATACACCTACATCATTTGGAACTACAAATGGTGTTAGTCAAATAACAACAGCAGGTGGTACTAATACAACTACATCAACTGATATATTTACATTAACAACATTGTCAGATGGATTTGACATGAATAGTGTAGGACCAGAAGGAACAAATAATGCATTAGCATCTGGATCTGAAAATAATATTAGATGGGAAGTAACAAGTAAAAATACTAATAAAGGTACTTTTAATCTTATTTTAAGAAGAGGTGATGATACATCTAATAGAAAGATAATATTAGAACAATATAATAATTTAACATTAGATCCTAATTCTTCAAACTATATTGCAAAAGTAATTGGAGATCAAAGACAAGCAACCATAGATGCAGGAACAACAGATCCATTCCTTCAATTGACAGGAGATTATCAAAATCGATCTAAATTTGTAAGAGTATCGGTTCATAGAAATACAATTAATTATTTAGATGCTAATGGAGAAATTAGAGATGCAAATTTAACAGGATTTTTACCAGTAGTATCATCAGGTTCATTTAGTGGTGGTAATTCAGGGTCAATTTCTCATCCAGGATTATTTTATGAGCAAATTGATAATACAAATTCGCAAGGATATAATCCAGGATCTGATGATGTTAAAAATGCTTATATTGATGCTATTAGATTATTAAAGAATCAAGATGAATATGATATTAATTTATTAACATTGCCAGGATTGATAGATAATTTAGGTAATCATGCTACAATATTAACTGAAGCAATTAATATGGTAGAAGCTCGTTCAGATTGTTTCCTTGTTATAGATCCAGTAGAACATGGTGCCACTCTTGCAACAGCAACTGCAAAAGCAGAAGCAAGAGATTCAAATTATGTTGCCGAATATTGGCCATGGATTAAAGTTCCAGATAATGAATTAGGAAGAAATGTTTGGGTTCCAGCATCAACAGTAATACCAAGTGTATATGCCTTTAATGATCGAGTTGCTGCTCCATGGTTTGCGCCAG